GTCCGCCAGCATCTCCGATGCAGCCATGATCCGCTCTTCTGCCCGCGGGAGGATCTCGGCCCACAACTGCTCCGGATAGAGCTGGATGTCCTCGCCCGTGAGCCTCACCTTGATCACTGCAACTCCTCCTCGAACACCTCCAACAAGACGACCAGCGATCCATCCCCGGGCCGGTGTGGCGGCGAGACCGCGCGCCATCGCGTGCCGGCCTCTGGGCCGGCCACGATCTCGAGCACGTCGCGCATCCGAACGTCGATGTGTTCCCTGAGCTCGGCCTCCATGCGCCCCTCAGGGACCTCGCCGGCGCCATAGTTCGCAACGAGTCGCCGCGGCGGCCGGACGTCGACCCATGCCATGCCAACCGGCTGATACATCGTCTCGACATCGCCGAGTGGCTGACGAGTCTCCATCGGCCTGCGGATCACGGCTCGACTACGCAGGCGGCCGGCCCTCATGCGTACCTCCTGCCGACTGCGTACTCGTCGTAGATCATATCCACGATGCGCCGCGGCGTGACCGTCCCGCCCGCGATGGTATCCTCTCGATGCTCATATAGATCGCCGATATGCAGCAGCATCGCGGACCTGAGGATGTCCGGAATGTCATCATCGCCGGGCCCGGCAGCGAACCGCACCGTCACCGCGCCGATCCTGCCAGCCTGCGTCGCGGGCCAGCCGTGCGCCGAAGCGACCCTGACCGGCTCGCCATCGACAACGACATAGTCGGCAGGATCCATGACCTGCTCAGCGCCGGCGGCATCGACATAGCGGATCTGGATCGTGTCCACGTGCACAGGGACACGGGTGATCTCGATGGGGCCGCACGGGAATCCATCCAGCACGAGCTCCCATTCACGGACCACGAGCGCCCGTCCTGTTCGCCGCTCGGCGTATTCCCGGGCCGCGCGGATCGCCATTTCAAAGACGGCGCGATCCTCCTCGAGCAGGTCGTCGACGCGGCGGTAGTGTGCCGCGTCCTCCGGGGTGATCGGCTCGGGGCCGGGCGGACCGACCGGACGCTCGACGCGCATCACTTCTTGCCCTTCTTCTGGTGCTTCGCCTCGCCAGCGTCATCTACCGCCTCGCCGCCCTTTGCGCCGGGCAGCACGACGCGGCCGGCCTCGACCGAGAGCCCGAGCCGCCGGGCCTCCTCCACCGGGATCTCCGTCCCCTGCGACGCGAGCAGGAACGCCGCAGCCGGGTCGCCGTCCTCGACGACCCGTGACCGGTCGGCGGTGAGCCAGAGTCTACGATCCGCGACGATCATGGTCTCAGGTCTCCTTCCTCCCCGGACCGCCGGGCGCATCGTCACGCCCGGCGGTGTCGGGGATCAGGCAGTCATCAGGCCGCGAGGTCGGTGACCGTGCAGAAGGCCGCCGGGCGGAAGACCACCAGGGCGACCCGCATGTCGGCGCGGATCGTCTTCGTGCCCTTGATGAACTGGTCGTTCACGTAGCCGACCTGGATGTCGATCCCGCGGCGCTCAAAGGCCATGATCATCGCGGGCTGGAAGCTGCCAACGAGACCCGTGCCGGCCGTGAGCACCTCCGCCTTGACGACCGGCAGACCCCAGATCCGCTCCGGGCCAGCCTCCGACGGCGAGCCCCAGATGTAGATCCCGTCGGTCGTCTTCATCAACCGGACGGTCTCCCAGTCCGTCGGGTTGAGCAGCACGTGCGTCGGGATCGCGCGCCCGACGGTCTGGATCTTCGTCATGGCCCGGTAGATCGCATCTGGCACAACGTCCGTCCCCTTCGCCTGCGTCTGGATCCCCGAGGTGTTGAGGATCCCGCGCAGGTTCGGCGCGGTGCCGTCGCCGACCAGGACCTGCGTGTCGAACCGCTGCCGGAGGCCGAACATCAGCCGGGCATTGAGGTAGCTCTGCACGCCCTCGACGTCGTCCAGCTGCTCGTCCGTGACCGGGATCGAGTCACCGATCTTCCGCACCGGCGAGCTCTTCTCGGTGAGGACGAACTCGGATTCCGGATACTGCCCGGCCTCGGCGACCTCCGCAGCTGCGTGCGTGCGGGTCGTCTCCTCCATGTAGACGACCGCGGCCTGGCTCGTCCGGCCGCTCGGGATGATGTCGATCACCTGGAGCGGCCGGGTCGGGGCCTCGACGACGATCCCCGTCCGGGTCGTCTCCGGCGCCCACCCCGCGCCGGTCTGGAAGAGCGCGTTCTTGATCTCGCTGAGGCCGAAGTCCTTGATTTCGCCGGCGGCGGGATTCCGCGTCTGCCGATACTGCTGGAACGCCTGCGAGTTGACGATCATCTCGCCGAGCGTCTTGGGCGCCTTGGCCTCCGGGTGCACCATCCGCCGCCCTGCAGGGAGATCGACCTCGCCGGCCACGCGGTTCGCGATCTCCTCGATCTCCGCGAGCTTCTTGCACTCGTCGTAGAGCGCCTCGATCTCGCGGTTCCGCTCGCGGACCTTCTCGACCGCCTCGGCGCTATCCTTCGCGCCGAGCAGGTTTAGGACCTCTGGCTTGTTGAAGTCGAGGTCAGGGCCGGCGGCCTCGAAGACGTCGGCCAGGGCCTTGCGCTTGGTGTCGAGCTCCTCGCGCTTGGCGACTAGGGTGGAAAGCGTGCTGGGCATCGTGGCTCCCTCGTGGTTGTGCGCCGAGGGCCGCCGCGGGATGCAAAGACGGCCAGGCTCGGCGCGGGTTGCGCCGTGTCTGGCCGTCGGAGGGTCCAACTTCGACCGTGGTAGGGCCGTACCGAAATGTCTGCTACTAATCTATGCGGCCTTCGCGCTGCGCGCAAGAGCCGCGTTCAGGTGCTCCCGGGCGACGAATACGTTCACCCGGCCGCAGCTCTTGCAGAGCCTAAGATCCCGGGGCGCGGCGACGCGCGCCTCGGTCCCATGGCCCACATGCTCGATGTAGACGAGCGGCACGGCACTCTCGCCGAGCCAATGCCTGCAGTTCCCGCACCGAATCTCCATCACAGCATCGCCGTCCGGTACAGGGTCCGCTCCACTTCCGCCGCAAGCGCGACGAGCTCCGCCGCAGGCCCGGCCGGCTCCCCGGTATCCTCCGGCTCGACGTCCCGCACGGCCTCCGGCTCCGGCTCCGGAGTGTCAGCCGCGCGCGCCTCGATCAGCGCGGCTAGCGCGGGCGGGACATTCCGGTAGCGCGTCAGGCATGCGGCGATGCGCGCGTCGATCTCGCGGCCCTCCACGATCTCGTCGGCAAAGCCGAACTCGACCGCCTCCTCCGCGTTGAACCACCTCTCCTCATCCATCCACGCGGCGATCTTCTCGGCGGGCTGCCCGGTCCGCCGCGCGTAGGTCCCGATCAGCGACCCGCGGATCGTGTCGAGCGTATCGGCCATCTTCCGCATGTCCGCCGCCTCACCCCAGACCATGCCCTGCGGGTTGTGGATCATGATGAAGGCGTTGGCCGCAATGTGGATCCGATCGCCGGCCATCGCGATCACCGACGCGATCGACGCCGCGATCCCATCGATGTATACGTCGACGTGGGCCGGATGCCGCGCGAGGGCATTGTAGATCGCGTTGCCCTCGAAGACGCTCCCGCCTACGGAGTTGATCCGGACGTCGATCCGTGGCGCCTTGATCGCCTGGAGCTCACGGACGATGTCCTCCGCGGCGATGCCAGCGTCGAACCAGGGATCATATCCGATCTCGTCGTAGATCAGGATCTCTGCCCGATCGTCGGCCGTCGCATGGATCCGGTACGCCAGCCTGGACCGCGGCGCCCGGCGGTCAGTCATCGTCGGCATGGCTCGTCCTCCCGTTGCCGTTCATATGGGCGCCGGCGATCAGGCCGGCGATGCGGTTGGTGGGGTCCGTCTGGGCGGGCTCATTCACGGGCGCCACAGCCACGGCGCTCGACGGCCGCAGGTAGACCGCCTGCGACGGGTCGACCTCGAGGCCGAGCATCTCCTGCGCGCGGTCGACCCGCAGAATCCCGCCCTGGACCATCTTGACGATCCGCTCCGCCTTTTCCGATTCGTCCTCCGCGAACATCGGGACGTGCGTCGTATCGAATCGCACCCGGGCACGCTCCGGCCTCGCCTCGAAGTCGGGCAGGAGCTGCCGGCCTAGCTGGCGCGAGATCGTGAGCTGCGCCGGCTCGATGCATGTTACCCGGGCGAGGCGGACCAGCTCGCGCATCGTGGCGCCCACCTTGGTCGACTGGAGCCCGGCGCCGAAGCCCACCACGGCCGCCGGCACGCCGAGGATCGCGCAGACCCGCTCCTCGGAGATGTCGCGGAGCGGCCCGAGCATCAATCGATTCGGATCGAAGCCGAACTGGTAAACCTCGGTCGGGGCCCCGACGACCAGCCACTCCCCGCGCTGGTGGCCGCGGAAGTTCTGCATGTACTCCTTCATCGCCTGGACATCCTCGGGCTTCGGCGGCCTGGCGTCGCTCTTCGGCGCGATCACGCCGCCCGGAACGCCCATGTTGCGGAGGATATAGGCGCTGAATTTGGCCGCCTCCTCGTCCGTCATGACCTCCCGGAGCACGCTCTTGAGCGGCGAGAAGCCCTTCCGCGGGTTGTCCGGATCGAGCCCATAGCGGAGGTGCACGACGTCCGATACGGGAACCCGTATCGCTGGCCGCCCATCCACCGGCCGATAGTCGTACCAGTCGATGAACCCTCCGCCGGGCTGCCAGCGCGGCTCGACCGTCCAATGGGGCGCGTACCAGAGCTCGACCACCCGCCGAATCTCGTCACGGACCTTGATCAGGTAGGCGTTGCCGTCCAGGTACCAGGACATGAGCAGCGCCTTGATCAGCGAATCGCCCTCATAGTACGGGTTCGGCTGCTCCAGGAGACCAACGAGCGGATGGTCCTCTACCGGCCGCCATATCCCGCCGCGCCGTCGCTCCACGACAGGCTCGGCCTGCGTGAACGCACGGCCGATGAAGAGGAGCGGAGCCATGACGACGTTGGCGTTCCTTGCCTCGACGGCGGCCGGCGAGTCGGCGCCGACGGGGATGAAGCCGTCGCCGTCGCGTGTCCGCTTGATCGTGAGCGCGTTCCGGATCCGGCTGATCCAACGCGGCATCTTCACAGCGGCCTCCAGCTCAGCTCGGGTTCTGGCGCGTGCCGCGTAGCCATGTCGTAGGCGATCACCGCGGCCACGGCGAGGTCGATCTTCTGCTCCGAGTCCTTATGCACCTTCGTGATCCGCTTGCCCCGCGAATCGATCTTCACCACGCAGTTGCGGATGTGCTCCGCCAGCCGCTCATCGCCGTCGTGGGAAAGCCGCCTGGCCTGCACGGCATCCTCAAACGCCGCACACGCCGGCGCCATCCGGACGGCCGAGTGCGATGGCCACTCCACCATCGGGAGCCCCGCCTCGAGGAGGACCTGGATCGTCCGCTGCCACCTGAACGGGTCGCAGGCGATCGCGTGAACATCCCACCTGGCGCAGGCGGCGCGTAGCGTCTCCTCGACGTCCGGGA